CTTAATAAGTCCTACCATTTGCGTAGGCAATTAAGCGCATGACACAATTCGAGATAAATCAGAAACTATGTCATGACAGTAGGATCCATGCCACGATGTGTCAGTTCCTACTGTGGTTCGACAGAAGCAGACCGCCTATGTCGAATCCAGAAGCGCTCGATCCGTATTCTGCGGGTCGTCACTTCTTGTCGGTTAAGCAGGTGCCGACGGCAACTGCTATCCGACACTCAGGCTCTTTGTCGGTGACAAAAAGCCTGGGTGTACTCCAAAGAGAGGGGTTTCCTCTCGATGAAGTAAGCCACGATGGTTCGCGTCGCGATATCACCGTGGAAAGGGTATTGGGAGGATTGTCATCTTCCCAGATATCCTCGCTCGGTACGTTGCTGACAGCAATTAGTACCGAACGCGACGCCAGGAGTGATATTCTATCATCTCCTGACGCCGTACGTGAGCCTGAGTCGGAATCCGATTCAGTCTCCGTAGATGAAGCAGTCGCCGCCAAGGACGGCGATGGCTTCACAGTGGTACGAGGTAAGACAAAAGTCTCACATCGTATCAAGTACGAGGACCCATGGAAAATCCATGCCGCTCGTACACTAGCCGAGGCAAGGGGACACCCCTTACCCGAGCTAGTGGTCTGGCAAGGCGATGGTTATCGCCTTCAAGACCCCCTGCCCCCCCGGCTACTTGGTAGTCGGTGGAGCGGGTCTGCGAGAAACAGAATACGTTTCGCGCAGATAGCAGACACGGACATAAAAATGTACGTGATCTGCTACCACACTCACTGGGGCAAAGCCCTTCGTGAGATGTGTTCCGATACCAGTAGTGCAACGTGCTCCTGGGCTCGGACCCTGAAGTCGCGCATACGTGCGTTGCTTCAGGGAGGGTCAGATCCGATTTGGTCAAAACGGAAACTGGCTCAGATTTACAAGGACGGCAAAAGCCGTTCTTCTAAATCACGGTCTGAGAGGCTCATCGAAGTACTCAAGACCGTCGACGGGATGTTCCTACAGCG